CCATCTAACACACCTATTTCTAAAATATTAATAGATTCATATTTGTATTTTTTAAATAATTTATCATCATTAAAAACATCAACAGGAGTATATTTAGATTTGCCACACTTAACTTCCCAAAAATGAGGAAAATAACTCCAAGCCAACCTTAATCCGTGCATTGATTGTGTTATTATATCTCCATCAAGTAAATTTAAATGATTGAATCTTAATAATTTGTTCATTTGTGTTATTTTTTCGCCTTTTTCAATTTTATAATGAGGAAACCCATTTCTTCTAAAATATTTAAAAACAATATCTATAACATAATTTTTATCGTATCCTTCTAAATTGTTAGTCACTTCTAGATAATGTAAGTCTTTATCATTTATATTATTAAACAAATCTTTTTGAGAAAAATTTTTCATTCTGCGAAATATCCTCTCAATAAATAAAATGCTTCTTTCCATAGGTTTATATTATACTTTTCTTCAAATCGTTTTATTCCTAAATGGTGTCTTTCACTATGGTGAGTGCGACAAAGATTTATACAAGAAAAATCCTTTAAACCACCCTTGTTTGCTCCACCCATACCCAAATGCTCTAAATGGTCAGGGTCTACTGGCGACACTCCACACACCAAACAATTCTTAGACTTAATATATTTAAGGTAATCTTTCATTAACAAAGCTCAAGAAATCGCATTATAATTGCATACCAAAATAATAATCCAAGTACACCAATTATTGTATAGGTTATAACATTAGTCCACCTAACCATTTCTTTCCTTTCTTCTGTAATACATTTCAACTGATTCTATTATAATAGCCATAATAAGTATTATACCTATTGCAACTAATGTAAATCCAAAAAATATTTTCATTCTATTCTCCTTTTAGTTTATTAAACCATTCTTCTATTAAATCACTTGGCTCAATCAGTTCTTGATGTTTTTCGGCTTCATCTCTATCCAGAAACTTCTTGCCGTCTTTTGTTATCCATACAAAGTGTAATTCTTTTTTAATCATAAATTCTCCAATTTTAAGAGATAGTGCGAAGAAAGGGAAACGCTAAAGGTGGGAAGAATGAACAAAACCCACCACCTATCTCTTAACAATTTATTTATTTAATGTGTATATTGCGTGTCCTGTGCCTTTAGCTATCTCTGTATCTATACTATAACCTTCAGCTCGTAAATCAAATATGATTGCTCCTAACCTAAAACTACCATATTCAGTTAATGCTTCCATTGGTGTAATAGGTTGTCCACTCATTAAATGTGCTAATACTTTGTCTTTTTTTGTCATTTTTTTCATTTATTCTCCTTTTTAATAGTTTAGTTCATCTAATCTATCTTCTAGTATAGAAATAAATTTTTCATCTATTTCTGTTCCAAATTCGGTGCTTTTACCTATATTATTCTTAGCTTCTTCTATCATTTCTTTATAAAATAATTTTATTGATTTGTTTCCAGAAGGCATACAATTCCCTCTTTTGTTTAAATTGATTGTGCTCATTTTTTCTCCTTTATGTTTACTAACCAATCGTTTAATTCTTGCATTACATAGCATTTACCTCTATCTTCACGAATTATAGTAATATCAACGTGCTCTGATGGTTTAATCCATTTAGGTAATGCTTTTCTTATTTTTGCTTGTACTTTAATCTTATCATCAATAAGTATATCTACTTCTTCGTGATACTCTGGACCAAAGGCTTTTCCATTACTACCCCAAGCACGAACTGCTTTTATATCGTGTAATTCTACTGCTTTTACAATATCTCTTTCGAATTTATTTCCCTTCAATTTTGACTTGTTCATTATGAACTCCTTTTAAAACTTAAATCAGCCATTATAGATTGATATACCCACCAACACTTACCATTGTTAGTCGCATCAAGTATTTTTTGCTTGTTTTTAGCCAACTTTTTGTTATTGTAAGCCCTTTGACATAATCTACATAAAAAGCTCCTATTATCTGACCCTCTGTTAAATTCAGTTAATGGCTTCTTTTCTTTACAATGGCTACATTTTCTCATATATACTCCAAATATAAAGGGTAGGCAATCTCAAGGAGGAGATGCTAGAGTGTGCGAAACTCTGTGGTATGGTTACCTACCCTATAAGTAATTTAATTCTTCTAATGTTTTTTCTGCTATAATTCTTGCAGGAGATAGTTCGGCAGATTCTTGTATAATCGCCTCTAATCCTTTTATAGCTATTTCTAATTTATCTTCCATAGTTACCTTTGTTTTTTTTTGGATCAAATGGTAATAATCTTACTACTTCTCTTTCTGTTGTATTGCAACACTTACTACCTTTCTTGTTATTATTAAGCTCCCATTCATAATAAGTGTCTATGTTTCCACATTTTGAACACCAAGCTCTAGGAAATCCAGTAGTATCTCTAGGATATTCTTTCAAATCATATTTAACTTCTTGTTCTGTGATTTCATCATTCCAAGTATGTTGATTCAAATATGTTGTAGGGTGTTTTCTAAATTGTTTTTCTGGTGTAGATGCAACATATTTTTTTGTATGAATCATTATCTTTTCCACTAATTCTTTTTTAACGTGTCGCCTCCAAGATGTTCTTGCTTTGGAAAACCCTTTTTTATAATCATAGAGTTCGTACCATTCTTCAAAACCATCAACTTCTTTAAGAGTTGGTGGACAAGGGGAATTGGACTTTGTGCTTCTAAGTATTTTTTTAAACTCAGAAAGGCTAATCCATTTTGGCTGCCCACCATTCTCTCTTATTGGAACTTCAATCATTAAAACGGAATATCGTCTGAATTGTTTGGTGTTGCAGGTGAATCATTATTATAATGCTCTAAAGCCACTTGATTCACTTTTTGTCTTAAAGTTTTGTCGGCAAAGATTGTATCTTGATATTCGCCATCTTTATTTTGTTGACTTGGGAATCCTACAAACATTCCAGTAGCACCCTCAACTAATTTAAAACCTTTAAGTGTAAAACCTTCTTCAGTTTGTAAATCAAAAAATGCTTTAACTTTATTCCATTCACCTTTAGACATTCTACTTATTTTCATTTACTTTCTCCTTTAAGTATTGATATTGTTCTCGTTGATTCATTTTATCGAATTTTGTTAGTTCTTTCGCCGATGGTGCTATGCGTGTTATCCATTCAAACCATAAGCTATAATAATCTAAAACCTCATTTAATCTATCTACACTAGCCATTTTTATTCTCCATATCCTTAGCTTGTTCATCAGGGTCAAAAACCTCAAAGCTAATCATTAACTTTTTATCGCTCATTTCCATCATTTTATTAGCAAATAAAAAACATTCGTGTCTTATATTACTTGTATTCATTCTTTCTCCTTTGTTGGAACTGTGTTTCCAAATATTTTGACGTATTCGTATAGTATATCCTCATCAGACATTGACATATAATCATTATTATCATCAGATAATATAATCCTCATTTTATTATAATCTGGAATTTTCATTTTTTAAATACCCTAAGTACCTCGCTAAGTAAAGGGTGGTCGCAATCTGGATAATCCTTAGCACTTACCACCTTTTTAGCAAGATTATCAAACTTTGTAGGTATATGTTCAGTTTTAATAATCTTTTCTTTTTTAGTGTGTTTTGGCTTTTTGCTCCAACTTTCTGAATATCCCACACACCATTCACACTCAAAGCAACACCCTATACTTTTACAATAAGCATATTGCTCGGCTTCAGTAGGCATTAATTTTATAAGGTGTTGTGGTGGAGCAGTAGATTTAACTCTCATTATTTTACCCCTGTAATGCTATCATACTTATTTTTTTCGCCCCTCATTCTAACTAAAAGATTTCGGTAGTCTTGAAGATTAACACATTTTTTCCATTCATCATTTGAGAATTTTTGCAAATCATCAAAAGCAGGGTGTCCTAAAATTTCATCAAACTCGATATATAACTCCATCTCATCAAGCACACTTTGATAATGTGTTTTTGTATTACTTTTTCTTAATTTATCTTTGTATGTATTCTTTTTACCTTTAAAACATTCGTTTTCTATAAGTTTAGCAAACTCGGCAGTTTGTTCTTCTGTGTAAAATTCTTCTGCTGGTTTTTTAAAATCATCTGCTTCTACATCTGAATATATATAGCCGTATGCGTTAATTAAGGAAAGACAAACCCTGTCTTTTGCTCTCTTTTCAGCCATAGCAAATAGGTATAAGTTCTTACAATTCTTTGTATCTGCTTCGCCTGTTTTCCATATAACAACATCATCTTTTTTACCAGTAACAACCATTCTCACTAAATCTTTTTCTGAATTTATAATTTGTGGTGGTGCGTAAGTTACACCCTCTTTATGTGCTATCTTTTGACAAGCATTATGTGTTACAATCCACTTACCACTTCTTGATTCCTGCCAGTAATCGTCTTTTGTTAAATTATACTTCTTTGCTAAGTCTTTCATATTCATTCTTTAGTCCTCCCAAACTAATTGCAACCTATAATCGTTAGCAACTTTGTTTAATAAAATTTTTGTGTAGTGTTTTTTATCAGAAGTCAATTCATCTACCATTCCCATTTCAAAGAAATATTGTATTGCTTCCATACATTGTTTTTTAGTTACTTCATTCATTCTTTTATTCTCCTATATTTCGTAATAATTTATTCTACTCACTTTAACATTAGGGTAGAGGTCTTTTATACTACAATTCAAAACCTTTGCTAATTGTCTAAGTCGTTTTTGGTTTGGCTTTCTAGTGCCGTTTATATAAAGCGATAATATACTAGGGTTTAAGTTAATCTTTTGACAGATAAAATATGCCTTCTTACCACTTTTGTATATTTGTTCTTTTATACGATTCTCCATTTATAATCTCCATTTTATAATTCAAAACTTTTGACAAATATATAAAAATAAATACACTCAATGCAACAAAAAAATAAATATAATATAAAAATTATAATTATATTGCAATTTATAATAAAATTTTTTTAAGTTTTAGCCGTTTAGTCGGTTGGTTAAAGACTTTTAGGGCTAAATATAATAATGAGAATACTAGAAGGGCAGACAAATTCTCAAGGTTAGGATTG